TCATTAAAGACTTCCAGTATAAGGTTAGATTCATCAGCGAAGTCACCATATGTATAGTTCTTCTTTACTTCTCCACCTATAATTATAGGCATGTCTTCATAATGTTTAGGACATGTCAAGTTGAATGTAAAGTTACTGAATGGTGTGTTCCCACTAATAGCTATCTTGCCATTTCTTCTAGTCACTAAAGTGCCATTACTTACAGTAGCACACCATACATCACCAGAATAATTACTTATTTCTCTCTTAACATTATATGTTCTATCCTTTACAGACACTACAGAAATGACATACATGTTTTTATGTCTAAGGATATTGAATCCATACCCAGCAATTACACACAATGCACTCAACATATCCACTAACTCCTTGCTTTTACAGTATAATCTGAACCTGTCTTCACTACCATCACCCTTTCTATATTCATCAAGGAATAATCTAGCTTGTCTCCTAGACAACAACATGTAATTGAAAGGTACTCCCCTCCTATAGTCAGATGTCAGTGTAAATGTGAAGGCATGTACTGGATTACTAGAGTATGATGATTCTCTAACTCTAACATCTTCACTATATTTAATGTTAAGCCTCTCAAGAAGATCTCTTATTCTATTGACATTTCTAGAATTGACTGAAGACTGATATATGCTTACTCTCACACATCCCTCAGACAGTATCCATGCATATAATCTTAATACATCATCAGGTATTGGATAGTCTTCTTTATTATATTCTCCAGTTATTGGTACTTGTATTGGTGATTTAAGTTTGAACAAATCTTCAACTAGTCTAAAGACTACTTCATTAGAATTGTATTTATAAACAACAACTCTATGATGGAGAGTAACTAGTTGATCACTTCTGTTACATTTCAAATGAAACATTGGTCCAGTGTATGTGTATTTAACTATTCTAATTGGATATTCCCATTCTAGTTCTTTAGTCTCCATGTTGTAAGTTAATACTTCATCACTATACCTTAAGTCTTTAAAGTACACCCATCCTCTCTTTGTTAATACTTCAGTGTCATCTGAATAACATTGAAATGCTTGTCTACTAGTAAAGTTCAAATTCCATACTAGTCTCTGAATAACTTGTCTAACTTCATCTCTACTTAGACCATCAAAGTATACAAATGGAGCAAGTAGTGTGTTAACATCAGAGAATGCTTGTGCACCACCATACTCAAGTTGAGACATGTAAATATAGTTGTTAATATGGTCACATATGCTACTGAAATGTTTGGCTGGTAGAGACTTCACATCTGCTGATATCACTCCCTTCTGTATAAGCATAAGGAGGTCTCCACCATGACAATAAGGCACTAGTCCAGACTCTAAATTATGAATATGTATGTCACCATTCCTATGAGCATATGATATGTCTCTGTCTATAATGTGTAGGATGTAATTAGCTACTGTGTTGTTGGCTATGTGTGCCTGTAGTCCACTCCAGCTATATGAAAAGTTACTGTTCTCCTTGTATCTCCATGTGTTCTTCCTGAGATACTCATCTATGACTCTATACTTCCCCATAACACATCACTAGAGTCAAGAATACACAGGGAGAATATAAACATAAACTATTCATGCACATCAACTTCCCTAGACTCTTCAGGTACTTTCTTGTCATCCCTCATCCATTCCTCTAGTTGTCTCTGTACAAATGTGCTTGGTAGTCCAAGTTCATCCCTAATCTTCTTCTCTAGTTCAGGGTCCCATCTCATTAGTCCTCTCCTAGCATATGTAGCTGTAGTCCTACTTCTTTCTCTCTGCAGTATAGGCTGGTATGACCTAAACACTATCCTTGGTACCTTCTTGTATTCATTAGGTTTGATAAGTCCCCTAGCCAACAATAGTCTATAGAAGAAGTATTCTCTTATTTGGTCAGCTAGGTCTTCCTGTAACCCTCTAATTCTGTTCTCAAACACTATCCCCTTCAGTGCTTCTTCACCTCTATATGTTCTTCCTCTCCTAGGCATAAGTAATCTATCCAAAGGTACACCTACACCTGCAGACTGTACATCAGCAAAGTAGTATATCAGATCTTCTTTACCCTGAAGTTCAACTGATGGTAGTGAATCCAACTCAACATTCCTCCTGAATGCAAGCACAGACCTCACATTAACATCCTCTAGTTCCCTAACAACATCATCAAGTTCCTTGTCAGACACAGTACTAGGTGGTTTGTCTGGATCACCTACCTTAGCTACTATAGCTCCTGACCTATACACTCCTTCGCCTACATTATGCTCCAAGTTAAGCCTAATAATAGCCTGTTTATACACTGTTTCAAACGGTGTCATACCTATGTATGACTCTCCTAGACAGAACAGTTTGAAGTGAGCAATTCTGTATCTACCATCATCATATTCATGTCTAGGTGTCCATACAGTTTCACCATCAACAGTTATTCTGTCTCTTCTCCATTCAGTCACATGTCTATATATATCACCTTTCTGTACATATCCAACTGGAGTGTGATCATCATCAAGCATCACTCTACCTTGAGTGCCTCTAATATAGTCCATGTATTTCGGATTGAGGATTCTTAGTCCAACTATGTCTCTACTGTCATATGTGTATCCAAGTTCAACCCATGCATTACCTGCACCAGTAATCAATATGTCCTTTATTATTTCCTTCACTAGTCTCTTCAGTTTAACTTGTTCACTCCATTCTTCAACCAACTGTACAAGTTCCTTGTCTTCACCTTCAAAGTAATATCCTGCACCAGTCATAGCATCAACATATTCATACACCTGTCTGAATGTTAGACCATCAATATGGAACAGTAGTTCAAGGTCATCCTTAGAGACAGTGTGCTTTATTCTTTCCTGTAGTTTCCCTAGGAACTGAGCCTTCTTCTCCTCTGCAGCACCTTTAGCAAGGAATTTCCTAGGCTCTTCCCTAAGTCTAACCCTAATCTTCCTTGTTAGTATGCCCATGTTTGTTCACCTTCTATACTTTCTTGAGGATGTATGCCAGTAGTCCATCTAGAGACAATGCAAGTACAAAGTTAGCTTCTGATAATTTATCAATACTCCTTAGTACACACAAACCAACAAATATTATGAGGAATATTATTACCCTAGCCTCTACTCTAGACAGTGCATCTGTAATGACATTAACCTCTTCTATGACTTCATCACTCACACTATTTCACCTCCTTTAATGTTTATACATGACTATGATTTAGGTATTACTCTCCATCCACTACCAGACCATCCACCCTTAATGGTACCATCATTATAGACCAGTATCACATCATCAAACTTGGCACTAAACCTACCATATGACACCACTAGACTAGCACTGTCATCTACAACTCTAGTTCTGTATGAACACCAGAATGAACATCCACATACTTCCTCACCTATAACTGCATTACCAGCATATACTTTAGGAATGTATCCAAGATCCATAATGTACTTCACTTTACATATTACTCCCACTTTGTCTGAACCTGCAAATAGGTGACCAATGAATGGTAAGTCCTTGTCAAATGAACCATCAGCAATATCAAGAGTATGTTCAACCTTAGGCACATACACTGCAAAGTCAATCTTGTTAGCACTGTCCACTACAGTAGTGAATCTAGTCTTCCTCCCTAGAACTCTACTTATGAAGTTGAGGACTCCCACTACACCTCTTGACAGTAGACACTGTGATGGTGAATTAGGCTGTATAGTCTGATGCCAGTAATATTCTCCACATATGTTCCTAGGGTTCTTACCTCCATGATATGGTGCAGGTTGAAGTATCCTCTTCTCCTTCACTTCAGATGGATACAGTGACACATCCTCAACTAGTACATGAGCATTACTACCAGCTAATGTTTTACCATGATAGTCATACAGCATACCTAGACTACCTGCAGTAATGTTCCAGTTACCTACAGATACACCTAAAGGTACAGGTCTATGTTTCCTAGTCTTCTCTGTGGATGCTTTAACTGTACCTTTAGGAGGTGAAGTTACCACACCTATTTCAACTACATCTGTCTCTACTGGTCTGTCACCAACATACAGTACTGATGGTACCACATCCTTCACATCTAGAGACTCCAGTGGTTCCTTCTTGCTTACATACACCCTAAACACTTGAGTACCAAGTACTTCCTTACCTCTCCTTATTCTGTTCCTTAGTCTCTTTGAATATCCAACTACATTCTTTAGATGCCTTACTCTACTCCACATGTACTCTATGTCTTTCCTGTTCATCACAACACACTCCCAAACACTACCTTGATTAAAGCCACAGTAATAGCTGGACTAAGAACAGTAAGGATTTTCCAGAATATACCCATCTTAACAATGTCCTTCTCTATGTCTGCTATTTTGGTGGATAAGTGGTTGAGTCTCCTCTTGATCTCAGATATGTCATCACTCATCTCTTTGGTTCTTTCACATAGTTTAGCTACCTGCATGTATAGATTAATTCGTGGATCATCACTATTCTGGACAGACATGTCCATACACCTCTACTTTACAGAAATGACCATGTAATACTTTAACATTCCTATTCCCATCTCCAGTCTGAGTATCCACATTTGGGACACACTACTTCCTTGTATGTCTCAACTTCATCAGTGACAAAAATAGCATTCTTCACTTTCCTCATTGGATACTTCTTCCATTTCAGTCTAGTGCCACATACTGGACATATAACTTCTTCAGACATTACCACTTACCACATCCTATTATTCTATCACCATCATATATGTATATTTCAAAATCCATGAGACTAAACAGTTTCTTGTTGCTTATTTCATCATCAGTGATACCAAGCATGTTATTTGGAACTAGGATTATTCCTGAATAGAAATTTCTGTTCCTTAACTGAATTATGTGATCCAAGATTTCCCTCTTCACTTCTGGAGTAAACTTCACCTCTATAATTTCAGGATTATCAAGGCTCTCAAACTTTAAGAGTGGAACAACAGTCTCTTGTTCTAAGTCTTGAAACATACTCACAATATTACTCAACATTAACCCTCCTAATATGCTTACTTAGGCAAAATGGACAACAAGGTACATACACTTTCTGTCCTCTTATCTCTTGATATAAGTATGCATGTAACTCAAAGAATCTGCCACATGACATGCAAATGTACATTCCATATCACCATATATAGGAGAAGTCTTCCCTACATATTAAGTTAGCATATGAACACATGTCCCTTATTATTCTCCTGAATTCCTCCTGTACTTCAGGAATCCATATCCTATCCTTCTTTACAGTTACAGTTAACACTGAATGTTTCTTGTACCTGTATTGGTAAACCACCTCATCATCTCTAACTTCTACATCTAACAATTCAAGATTATCCCTTAATTCCTCAGGTAACAATTTAGTAGCAAACTCTTCATACTTCAACATATTCACCTCACAAAGTCATCTAGACTATACCCAAAGACACTATTGAAGTCTATTCCACATATTTCAAGTATGTCCTTTATCTTCTCATCCAGAACCTTCTTCCTTAGAGTACTGTAGTCAATGATGAAACCATCAAGAATATCAGGTGACTTGAATGCTACAGTAGACACTCTACATCTCTTGTTGTCAAGAGGAGATATAAAGTAACTTGGGTATTTGGGAGGAACCTTCAGTACATATGCCATGTAGAATCTTTCACCTACAGCAATGTTGGTTCCTAGATATGAATTGGAATATACTAGAGCCTTGTATGTGATGGTGTTGTGTCTAGGTATTTTCCTGACTCTTACAGTTGGACATATCTTCACCAATGGTAACTTATTGAATGTGGAGTAGACTCTCCTAACATATGACAGTACTTCACTCTTTGGTCTGCCATGGAGAACCATGTCAAATATTGTCTTCTGTACCTCAACAGTAACATCTGCCTGTTCTCTCCTAACAACCTCTACACCCTTGTATACTACTCTACCATCCCTAGTCAACCCTACATATCTCTTCTTGGTCTTCAGTATCATCCTTTCATACACTTCATCAACATCCAGAGTGAAGTATTTGGGTTCAATACCCCATCTCTCCCTTATGAACTTAGACACTTCTCTCTGTAGCATGTCCCTCAAATATTCAATCTCTTCATCTGTACCCTCCTTGAGGAGAATAAATGATGAGTCAGTGTCACCATACACTAGAGTATATCCTAGCTTAGTAACTATGTTCTTCACTCCTTCCTCCTGAATGATTCTACCAACCAATGTTATTGACTCTGCTACTGCTGGATGATATAGTCTAGCCATGGGTAATGCATTAGCTGGATCACCTGCAAAACCATAGAAACCATACACACCATGAACTACCTCCTTAATGGACAGTCTCTTCAACTTAAGCCTATTAACCAGTTTATGGTCACCCTTCTCTATTGCTTTCTTAAGGTCATCCTTGTTCCTGTCCAGTAATGGCTCTAGGTCTTCAATAATCTGTACTGTCCATCCCTTAGTACTTGATATGTATGTGTGAGTCTCATCAATCCTAATGTCTCCTGAATCATGAGCATATGTATTGAAGGATATGTTGAATGTTTTGATTATTGATGGGTACATAGACTTCCAGTCCAACACTAGAACCTTATCATACACTCCAGTTCTACTCTCAAACACTACAGCACCTGAGTATCTCCTCTTCTTCTCCCTGTATATCTGTTTGGTAGCTAGGACATACCTGTTGTGACATAACCTCAAGTACATCACATCTGATATTCTGGATGTGTAGAATAGATCAGATAGGTTAATACCAACTATCTTCTTGACCTCAACAAAATACTGTAGTAGTCCAAGGTCTTCAACTAGTCTCTTAGCAAGATACACATCCCTAAGGTTATAGTATATTACATCAAGTCTGTTCTTCCTCCAAGTGCAATGCACATCCATGTACTGAAGGTTCCTTTTCCCTACACCAAACTCTCTCATGCATATGTCATCTAATGTCTCCCATTTAGTCTCTCCCATGACTTTCCTGTACATCTCAGATATGTCAAGATACTCAACACATGATATGTGTACACCTAGTCTACTGAGCCATACCTTACCATATGGAGACAGTACCTCACTTCCTATTTCAAGATAGTCAAGTCTATTGATAAGATATGTGATGTCAAATGGAGTGAATGACAGTACACAGTCAGGTTCAACTTGTCTGTAGTACTCAATAAACTTCTGTAGTAAGTCTCTTTCATCACTGCAACACACAAAATACTCTGACAATCCAAGGTCATCACCAACATAGAAGACCCTGTATTCCCTCAAGTATGAATTGTACACACCTATGATTATCACAGGATACACTGGTCTGTTACTCTTGAAGTTCCTGTTCTGTGGAACATCAACCTCAATATCTATGACTAAGTACACAAGTCTACTTTCACATTCCACTGGAATAGTCTTGTTACCCTCAATCTTAACTCCAGTCTTTATTCCCCTGTCAACAAGATACCTAATATAGAAGAGTACATCTGCCTCTTCAAGAAGTATAGGGTCAGATAGTTTCCTCAATCTATCTCTAAGAAACCTTACATCCTTAGGATTCTGCACATATATCTTGTGATACTTTACACCATCATATCCACTGTATAACTTACTGTCTTCCTTAACTATTAGGTGTTCAAGATTCCTACTCTCAAGATACTTCTTGAATTTGACATAGTCTCTAACCCTAACATAAAAATAGGGGAGGAATGTAGAGTCTTCCCAGTATACCTTCCTGTAGTTTTCATCCCTACATGACAGTATAACAACTGGTTTGTTGTCCCTAAGAACATAGTCAACAGTGTTCACTGACAACACTGTCATTTCAGGTCACATATTCTACCAGACAGTTTGCATCTGTGAGCTAATCTTAGGTCATCAAGGACACCACTAAGGAAATCTCTACCTTCCCTCTTGTATCTCTCTATAAGTTCCTTCTCAAATGACACTGGTATCCTTATCTGTCTAAGAGTGTACTCTTTGGGTTTCTCATGTATGTCCTTCCACAGTTCAAGATCAACAACTAGTCCCTTCTGTACATCTTTCTTCACTTCCTCAACAACTCTGTATGGCATATCCACTAAATGTTTGGCTAGTTTAACTGCAGTCTCCTTGTCTCTTCTTATCCTAGGGACATTAATGGTTGCTTCTATCTCCTTTCTTTTCCTTCTCCCTATCTTCTTTAACTTCTCCTCCAGTTCAGTACCCACTAGTGGTGATGGTACCTGATCCCAAGTGTACCATGACAGTACAGTACCATATCCTATTCCAAGTTTACTAGCTATTTCCTTGAGTGTGTACCCTCTTTCATGAACCAGATACTTAACAAACTTATTCCTTTCTTCATTGGAAATGTCATACTTGTACTCATTCTCAAGCAGTGATATTATTGCTGAGTCTTCATCTGTGAGTCCCTTCCTTAGTCTACATGGTATCTTCTCTAGCCCTGCCTCTAGTGATGCTCTCCATCTCCTACTACCAGCAACTACTCTGTTCTTCTCATC